GCACTTGATGTGATCGAGCATATTCCAAGCCGAGTGCATTTCATGAATGAACTCCACCGGATATTGAAGCCAGACGGTCGGGCCACTATCGAAACGCCCAATGCCTCGAAAGGCGCCGGTTATTTCCAGGACCCGACACACACGGCTCCCTGGTGCTTGAATTCATTCCAGTATTTTCAGGACGGATCTTTTGCTTTCGAGCGGCTGGGCCATGCCTACGGGATCACAGCGCGATTCCGCATACTGGATTTGCGCGAACGGCCCTACCAGGACATGTACGAAATGGTCTGGAAGATCACAGCCATCTTGCAGGCGGTAAAAACATGATTATCTACGGGATGTTACGCATCAAAAACGAGGCCCGCTGGATCGAGCGCGTGATCCGCTCCATACTCCCGGTCTGCCAATGCGTCTACATTCTGGACGATAACAGCACCGATGGAACCATAGAAATTTGCGAAAAGCTTATATCCGAGAGCGGCGGGATCGTCCTCTACAAGTCGAAGGCCTCGACAGTCGATGAAGCTCGGGACAAGAATGTGCTCCTCGGGATGATCATGGATCAGGTCCCGCAAGAGTATCTCGCAGGCCGGCTGGATTCGCCATATTGGGTGCTGGCAATCGACGGCGACGAAGTGCTGCCGGCCCAGTATCATCATGTGCTCCAGAATTTTTGCGCGACCAGATATCACGCCGGCAAACTGCACATCAAATATCTGTGGGATTCCGAGAATCAAGTGCGGGTCGATGGCATCTATCGCAACTTCCTGCGTCCATCGCTGTTCCGGCTCTACCACCGCAATTATACATTCCAGCAGACTCCATTTGGCAACGGCAAGAATCTGCACTGCAGTTCGGTCCCGCAGGAAATGCTTGCGCAAGCGGTGGGGATCGCTGTGGCGCTGAACCACTACGGCTATTTGCACAAGGAAGATCGGCTGAGAAAATACGCATACTACAATGAGATCGATCCGCACGACGAAGCCGAGGACGGCTACCGGCATATGGTGATCGGCGACCTGTTCCCTGCCGACTCGAAATTCCGCCACGCCGGCCCGCTTGAACTGAAGAAAATCTGAATGGTCGAACAAGGCTTGGTAATGCTGATCCAGGCAGGCCTGGGAAGCCCGCCGGTTATCCTCGGCGGCTTCAGCGACATGCTTCCGAAAGATACGATCAGCCAAACGACTCCGATGGCATGGGTCTACCACAGCATTTCCTCAGATCCGAGTTTTAAATGGTCAGGCCAGAGCAGTTGGACTGACTGGTACGTGCAGATCGACTGCCACGGCTATGCAGCGGACGATGCGCTCTCGCTCATGCGGATGATCGACAATATCCTGCGCGGGCCATTCCACGGAAGACTTCCTGACCCGGATGCGACATTAGTTCACGGCATCTGGCGCGAGGCTCCGAATATCAGCGGCTACAGCGATGCGAACAGAACTTACGTGAGATCCCTCGAATATAAAGTGCAGTATCTGCAGATATAAGTCTCAACCAATTTCAACCTAAAGGAGTAACACTAATATGGGCACCACCGCGACACCGTTCGCCGCTGGCTACACTGCGTCCAAGGCACAGAGCGGCCTCGGCTCACTATTGCAAGTAAATGGTGGCGGCGCTTCGCCACCGACCTGGACTACGATTGGCGAAGTTATCGAAGGCACGATGAGTCCCAAGAACCTCTTCGATGACACCACTAACCTACAGAGTACCGCTAAAGAATTCCTTGCAGTCTTGCCAGATCCCGGAAAAGTGACAATGACGATGAATAGAGTCAGTAACGATCCGGGTCAGGTCTTCATGCAGGGCTCGTTTCAGAACCGGACGCGGCTGCAATATCAACTCGTGCTGCCGGTCAACGTAGCAGCGGGACAAACCACCACGGGCGATGTGTATGGTTTCCTGGCATATGTCGAGGACCTCGCGCCCGACATCAAGACCGACAAAAAACTCGTCAGCAAGTTTACGCTTCAAGTAACTGGCGGGATCACGCTGACGGTAGGAACATAGAATGGCGACCAGAGCAGAATCTTTTCCGCGGCGGCGCGGACCCGTGGCAGCGAACGCCAGCGACGACCCGACTATAGAGTTCGTCGAAATAACTCTGAGCGGCAAGATATGCAAACTATGCTGGGACTTCAACTCGCTAGCGATAGCGGAGCAGGAAACCAAAACCAATCTGCTCGATGGAATCTTTCACGGCCTGACCGGAGGGGCCACCTGTACTCAGATACGGGCACTGCTCTATGCGGCCATGCTGAAGGCTCAGCCTAAAGTCACGCTGGAGGAAGTCGGCAGCCTGATCCGCTTGAACCATGTGCCTCTCATCATCAAGGCACTCAGCGATGCATATAAAGCGTCGATCCCGGAGGACGAGCGGTCAAACCCTATCGACGGGCAGGGCGCAGAAGGCGAACAAAATCTGCCCACCAACTGACCTCCAGGCAATTATGGTGCGCGTTATGGGCCTCGGCACGAGGCGACCTCGGTTTGTCAGAGCGCGAATTCTGGGCGCTCACCCCGCGGAAATATTGGCTGCTTTTGGAGAGGAAGCAGGAATCGGTGAAGGAGATGGAATGGCTGGCCGGCGTGATCGCCTCGACGGTGGCGAACTGGAGCATGCATGCACCGAAGGAAGCGCTCGTGCCGCAGGACTTCGCGCTACCGATGATCCAGACGATCAAGCGGTTCAAGCCCCGCGCTCCGCGCATCAACCGGAAGCGGGTCGCGGAGAGCATGAGATCGATTTTTAACTCGCTCATCGAGCGACAGAGCAAAGGAGCTAAGAAAGATGGCTGACGAATTGATCACGATCACGGGAATACCGGAAACGCTCAGGTTTCTTGAGGAAGCGCCGAAGGTCATCGTGGTGAACACATTTGTGAAGGCCTTTGCGGCAGCTTCCGAACCGATCACGGAAGCCCTTACCGCCAATACGCCGGTGCAATTTATCGGCCCGCGAGAGAAAGGCGAACGGCGGCTGATCGATAGCATCGTGGTCGATCTGAATATCGATCCCAGCCTGAAGGGCGCACAGATGGACATCGGGTTCGAGGGCCGCCCTCAAGGGTCGAAAGCCAACTGGCTGGAATATGGGCACCGGATCGTGGGCCACAAACCGAATCTGAAAGATACCGGCAAGCGTACGACGCCGACATTTTTCATGCGGAAATCGGTGGATGCAAGCTATGGCCCAGCGATTGAAAAGTGGAGCGATGAATACATGGATGGAGTGAATCAGGAATACGGAAGTTAATCTATGGCACGCCGCGCCGCAGTCATCACGATTAACCTAAACGCCGGGACCGCGCAATTAGTCCAGGGCTTCAACCAGGCCGGCGCAGTAGTCGGCAATTTCGGCAAACAAGCCACCGCTCAATTCGTGACGATGAGCGCAGGCCTGCGCGAACTGGAAGGCAACTTTACCAGCAATACCAGAGCGGTCGCGAGGTTTCTCTCGCAGGTAGTGGGACTCGGACCAGCGATGCAAGCCCTGTTCCCGCTCGTCGGCGGCATTGCATTTCTCGGGCTGATTGGAACGCTAATCGGCAAAATGGGCGAATTCATCAAGAGCGTTTCAGAGGCCGGAACCAAATCCGCAGAAGCGTTTCGAGAGATGCTGATGCCCATGCAGCTTAGCGGAGATCAATTGCAGCTTCGTCTCGATCAGCTCGACCAGCAGATCGCGAAACTGGAAGGCAGGCCCACCAACCAGTTGAAAGTCTCGCTGGATGAAGCCACCATTGCCGCCGCCGACCTAAACAAAGAACTCACCAATATGATCAACAACCTCGCTAAAACTCTTGGCGAGCAGAAGGTCGGCTTTTTCAACCGCTTATTTCTCGGAGAACCCGGAACCGAAGATATCGTCAAAAGGATCGAAGGGGCACCGGACGCATTAAAAAAGGAACTGTTCAAGATAGTAGACGGCCACATGGCGGAACTGCGGTCGGCACGCCAGGCTGGTGACCAAGCCAAGTTCTATAACGAAGAACACAAGATGATGGATGAGATCCTCACCAGATTAGGTAAAAGCCTCGGTGAGGTGAATGACCAACTGGCGGCGGAACCCGCCGGCTTGGCTAATGCCATCGACCGCATTTCAAAGGGGCAGTTTGAGGTCCTCGGCCCCGGCGGAATTCCTGGCGGCGTAACGCAAGCTATGGGCGGACAAAGATTAGAGCAATTAAATGATGAAAAAAAAGCTATCTTAGCCATGCAGGATCTTGTGAGACTCCGTCAAGGTATAGCCGACCGTGAACATACAAAGAATCTAGACGAAGATAAAAAACGCTACGAAGAACTCGGGCGCCCATATCAGGAACGGCTGGAAGCGATCACTTCGCAGATAAAAGGCCTGCAGACAGAGACGGCGGCAATCGGGAAAGGCGAAGAGGCGAAAGAGGCGGCTAAGGCTTACGCGGAGTGGGAAAAGACCATCGATGAGGTCAATAAGCGGCGCAAGGAGTTAGGCGAGGGACCGCTTCCCGGCGTGGAATCCGCAGCACTGAAAAGTCTGATCGGGCAGAAGGTAGGCATCGAAGCGCAGAAGGAGTGGAAGACCGCAGTCGAGCAAAGCAATGTAGCCGCCCAGATCGAACTGAAGAATTTGCAGGAACGCGACAAAGCCATCGGCTTGGGGGCAGAAGCCCAGAAAAAAGCCAACGTGGAAATGGAAACCAATAAGTTTCTGGGGCAACATATCAATGACGTGAAATTCCAGCAGGAAAAGCACAACGATATCCTCGCTTTTCAGGATCGCCGGACGGCGATACAGAACGAAAACTACAAGGTACAGGCAGACGAAATAAAAGACAAACTGGAAGACCAGATCAAAGTACAAGATGCCGTTGCGGCTGGCTGGGCAAAAGGCGGCGTGCAGGCGGAACTGGCCGGCGTGAAAGAAAAGGCTCGGCTGGAAGCGATAAAACTAGGCACCGACGAGATAATCCCCCTGCGGGAACAGGAATTCCTAGGCCAGCAAAAGATAACTTCCGCAGAGCAGGCACATAAGCTCGATCAGCAGATCGCTCTGGAAAGAGCCGCAGCGGAGGCTTGGAGAGATGGAGCCGGAGCAGTCAAAGAACAGACCTTCGCGCTGCAGCTTCTGCAACTCCAGGCCGACAAGGGCATAAACGCGAATATCGACCAGCTACGCGCACTGCACGAGGCGCAGAAAGCCGTGGCCGCGGAGGAAATGCTCTACAACCTGAACCTGGAGATCAAGGCCCGCCAGGATCTGGCCGAGGCGACAAAGTCCGGGACCGAGGCCGCCATAGAACAAGCCGCGAAGACCAAAGCGTTGGCAACCTTCGAAAAAACCGGCGGCGGATTGTTAGGCATGGCCGTATCGGTGACTGAGTATTACAAGGACATAAAGGACCATCAGGCCGATATCAGCATCGAAGCCTCGAATTTCGTAAACACAACGGCCAACCAACTCGAACATATCAGGCTCATCCAGGATGCCATGAGCAAGATGAGCGAGGCTCAGAAGCAATCGGTCGAATTCCAGTACCGATGGAACGAACTGCAGGATACGAAACTAAAGCTCATAGCGCAGGAAGTGCTCATGTCGCGCCGGGCACAGGACGGGATGAAAGCATTCTTTGTCGAGATGCAGACACAAGCAAAGAGTACCGCCATGGTTATCTATGAGGCACTCAACGCGACCCTCGACAAGCTCAGCGAGAACATGGCGAAACTTCTCACGGGGCAAAAAACCGAGTGGTCGAAAGCCTTCAGAGATATCGGCCAACAGATCGTGAAATCGGAGGTCGAGGCCGATATCCACGCCGGCCTCGGCGCGGTCGCGAAGCACTACGGGATCGGCAAGGACATCGTGGACAAGGTCGAGAAACAACTGGGGATGGAGAGAAAACCCAGTGGAACCGAGAGTGACCCGATCTACACAGTTCAAAAAGGCACCAAGCCGGGAACGCTACCGATTGGAGCAAGCCCGACTCCGGGCGGATCGGATACCACCGGCGGCGGCGGCGGACTGTTCGGCGGCGGATCGCAGGGCGGTATGATTTTTTCCGCGATCTCAAGTCTTTGGAAGCTTAAGACAGCCGCAGCAGCAACCACCTGGAGTGCCGATTTCGGCGCTCTCCTGGAATCCGGGGCAATGGCGGCGCAACATGGCGCCTCGGTAACACCTGGCCAGGCCTATATGGTGGGCGAACGCGGCCCGGAAATGTTTATCTCTGCCAGTCCCGGAACTATCGTGCCTCACGGCGCGGGCGCATTCGGCGGCAACGTGACCTATAACATCGACGCACGTGGCTCCGATTTGGGCGCCAGCAACCGAATCCAGCGAGGGCTCGAACTCAGCCACAGGGCCGCAGTGGTAAGTTCCGTCGTAGCCTCGACTGAGCACGGCAAGCGAGTCCCCCAGAAATAATGGCTCTGGTCACCATGCCGACCGCGCCGCCGGCACCGAAATCGGTCGAATGGGCACTCGGAAACACGGTTGCATCAACGCTCTCACCTTTCAGCTTGCAGCGTCAGAAATTCGACTGGCAGGCCTCGGTCCTCCGGGCCTCTCTCAGCTATGCGCCGATCCCCAAATCCCAAGCGCTAGCCTGGTTCGCGTTCCTGGCATCGTGCCGCGGCCTAGCCAACACATTTCTATTCGGAGATCCGGTCTATTCGGGGCCGCAAAACCCCGCTGCCGTCGGCGGATCGGTATCCGGGAGCGGCCAAACCGGCTACACGCTGACCACTTCAAGCTCGGGCCTGACGCCCGGTGACTGGATCATGATCCCGAACCGGCTTTATCTGGTCACCTCGGTGGCCGGCGGTACGCTGGGGATCTGGCCGCAAATCCGGGAATCACCACCAAGCGGGACGGCGATTATCCTGGCCAATCCGCGAGGCACCTTCCGGCTGGCGGGCAACGAACAGAAAATCACGGTTCGCGAGGGCCAGATGTATGCGCTGACATTTGAGATCGAGGAGGATATCTGAATGCCCCGGCAAATGAGCACGGCCATGCTGACTGCCATCCAGCAGCAAACCCTGCAGCCGGCCATCTTCGCGCAGCTGACCTTCGCCAACGAGACGGTGTATGTGTGGAGCGGTTTCGGGACGATCAACTGGAACGGGCAGAATTGGAGCGGGGTCGGCCAACTCGGCAGTCTTTCGAATATTCCCGACAATTCCACCGTCGAGGCAAAGGGCATCATGCTCACCCTGAGCGGTATCGACGCCACACTGCTGCCAGAGGGCGAATTCAATTACGGTTTGGGCCTTCCGGCTACGATCTGGCTTGGGTTTTTCAACAACGGCGTGCTCATCGCCAACCCGGTGATCGCCTTCCAGGGCCGCATGGATCAGCCGCAATTCGATGTGGCGGGAACTGCCATCACGCTCTCGATCAACTGTGAAGACCGGCTGATGGACATGAACGCGCCAGTGGACAGACGCTACACCCAGGATGATCAGCAACGCGACTGGCCCGGCGATCTCGGAATGCAGTTCGTACCCTCCATCCAGGAAATGACGTTGTATTGGGGAACCGCGCCCACAAGTACCGCCAACATCTGATGCGACTCCAGGATTGGCCGCGGCGGCTGGATGTCTACTTCCGCGATCAATCCGGCAAAGAGTTCCGCTACGGAATCCACGATTGCTGCACGTTCAGTTGCGGAGCTGTGTTCGCTATGACGGGCATCGATCCGGCGGAAGGCTTCCGCGGAAAATATCAATCGCGAAAACAAGCTCGGGCCATCCTCCGGGAGTACGGAGGGCTAGAGAAAATGCTGGGGAACGCCGGCTTTCGAAAGATCAGAGTTGCCGAGGCCAGGCGCGGTGATCTGGCCTTTGTGCGGCAAGGCCTTCTCGGTGTTGTCTCGCTCGACGGAATCCATGTGCTTGTGGTGGGAGATCAAGGTAAGTTATGCCGAGTGCCGCTAAGCTCGGCATCGTCGGCCTGGCGCGTGTGAACTCATGAAATACGTTGAAGTGGTAGCGGGAGCCGCCGAGATAGCACTCGGTGCCGCGCTATTCATACTGATACCGGGCGCGCAATTCGCGGGCGTTGCGCTGATGGTATCTGGGGCCGGAACCGTAATGACCGGCATCGGGACGATTCTCGCCAAAGGGCCGATGACCGGAATCGCCACCACAACGAGAAATCCCACGGCACCGTGGAAGATAGTCTACGGACGCGCCAGAGTGGGAGGAACAATCGTGCATATGCACATGTGGGGCGACTCCGACAAGATGCTGGACTTAGTTATCGTGCTAGCCGCCCACAAGTGCCAATCGGTTGACGTAGTGCTGTTCGATATGCAGCGCATTCAGATCGATATCCAGGCTTCCTGGATCAACAGTATGCCCGGATCAGGCACGAGCTTTACGCCCGTGCAGCAAAATCATATCAATATCACGACTATTCAGCGATCACATGGTGTTGTCCAGGTTACGCTGCCGGTAAATATTCCATACCTGATTGTCGGCGATGAGATCAACGTCGCAGAAGATTCGTCTGGACTGCTTACGCAATATGCTCTTATCGGAACTTTTCATGTAGCACAGATCTTAGAACAAACATCAACGATACTTGTCTTCACCTATCTGAGCGGTGGTCTGGATGTCACTATCAGCAGTCATGGTCACGTGAATACCCGCTGGGCGAACTATGGCCGCAAAGTGTACTTCGAATGGATGGATGGGACGCAAGCGCTGGGGACCACCTTCACCGGGATGACTTACGGTACGCCGTACGACGGCAACATGGATAATATCGTGTCGCCAGAACAACCGGGTGGACTTGGGGGCAGCACGAGTTCACAGCCAAACCCATGGACCGCCAATTGCAGCTTGCAAGGCAAGACCTCCGTGTTCCTGCGCTTGCATTACAACCAGCAATACTTTCAAGGTGGTTTGCCGCAGATATCGTTTTTGATCCACGGCAAAACCGATATCTACGACCCGCGCACGGGCACAAACGGTTACACCGAAAATTCCGCACTCTGCATCGCCGACTTCTTAGTAAACACCAAGTGGGGCCTGAAGCTCGCCATGGGCACCGATATCCCCACAGCCAACTTGACCGCGGCGGCCAACACCTGCGACGAGCAAGTGCCGCTGAGATATAGCCTGGTATCACCGGCTCTCACCGAACCCGCATACACCTGCAATGGCGCATTCGAGCTGACCATGAAACGCGGCGAGATCTTGCAGAATCTGCTCACCAGCTGCGCGGGAAGGATCACGCGATTTGACGGCCAATGGATCATCTGGCCGGCGGCATGGACCGGAGTAAGTTTCGCCATCGGATCGAATCCGGGCGGCGGGATTACTTCGCTGCCGCCCTACTATCAGATGGCCGCCGGGCCGGTCAAATGGAAACCCACGGTGCAGATAAGAGATCTTTACAACGGAGTCAAAGGAACGTTTATCAGCCCTTATGCAAAATGGACCGCTGCGGATTTTCCCCCGTACGCCCAAGACACGATCCATGGATATATCGGCGACTCGGCCTATGACAACGATGCAAACTTGAAGGCCGATGGTGGAGACCGCCGATGGTTCGATATCCAGCTGCCCTTCACGATCTCATCGTCGATGGCGCAGCGGATCGCCAAGATCGAGCTTTTGCGCCGCCGGCACTTTGGCATGGGCACACTGGTCCTCAACATGGTGGCGTGGCAAATCACCACGCTCGATATCCTCGAAGTTACGCTGCCTTACCTGAGCTGGTCCGCCAAGCTATTGGAGGTGATCGAAGCCACGCTACGCATCGAAGAGGGCGGTGCGCAAGGAGGTCCCGGAGGGGAAAAAACCGGCGCGGCCCTGTTCGTCGAACTGACCGTCCAGGAGACCGATGCGTCCATTTATCAATGGTCCACCGCGGAGGAGTTGAGCCCGCAGGGCACCGTGCAGCCGGCGATCCCTGGCATCGGCACGCTGCTGTTTTTCGCCACCGAGAAAGTGCCTGGATACAGCGTGCCGTACCCTTGGGGGCCGGGATATCTCGTCCCGCTCAAGGGAGATGCCCTATACCCGACCCCCGTCGTGGGTTCTAATACTCACGGTTTTAGCACATTCGGAATCCAAGTAGTATATGGACGAGACGCACAGGGCAATGCCACCGCCAATTTCTCGATTCAGGGACATCTGCCGGCGAATATCCTCACAAACACTCCGGCGCCTTCCATCTCTGTTACGCGGGGCACGAGCGGAAGCCTTACTCCTGGGCGATACCTGGTCGCTGCTTCGTCCATCTACAATGGCGGCACTGTTCCGAACGATACGGCACTCTCTGTTCCGCACGAAGTGACCATCCCGCAGAGCAGCCCGCCCGGAGCCAACAACGGTTCGATTGCGGTCACCATCAATTGGCCGACCAATTCCAACGGCGGCCTGATCTATATGGCCTCAAGCTTCGACGTGAACGGCTATTACAGCCAGACACAGCTGCCGGTGACCACGACTTCGTACACCATCACGACTTTCGACAAATCTGGATTCGGGCCGCCGGACGGAACCTTCGATCATTTAGCCGTCTCGTGGAAAAAGCTGATCCATGGGGGCGTCTGGGCAGCGACCGTCCGCGCAGTCACGAGCAACACCATTACGGTGGATCAGTATTCCGGGGATGCGCCCATGACCGCCAACCAGTGGGCTGGGCGCGTCCTCATGCTGTTCGGCAAGATCGATCCGACGAAAACTATCCCCGTGCTGAATATGCCGGTCTCAGCCAGCTCGGCCAGTTTCGGCGGAAGCCCGCCACCCGCCCAATTCAGCCTGACAATTGGCCCGAACGCGCATGGCGACCAACTGCCTGATCTGACGACGCTGATTCAAATCGGTGACCTCGTGATGCTGCGGATGAATCCGACATTCTCGTCGGTATCCCTTGCCGATCCGATGATCGCGAATCCGTATTATCCGAATGGCGCGGACCCGTCCTTCGAGGTCGGCCATCAGCTTCTCGTTTTGAGCGGTCCCGACGCTGGAGACATCCAAACGATTGCAGGTATGGGCACGGATGGTTCGGGACATTACACAATTTATCGTTTGGCATCTCCCTGGAAGGTGACGCCGAACGCTGGCGATATTGTGGTTGTGGTCGAAGCGGAATGGGGGCCGGAAATTCATACTAAGTCCTACTCGATTGCATCGAACACGGCTACGATTAGCGGAGTCCTCATGGCTCCGCTGGTGCAAAACCTGATCGGGCAAAGCTGGATCTTCATCGTGCGTTCGCAAACCGTGAGCGACCTGAATGGCGCGGACGATTTCGCGCCAGTGCGCGAAGCATACTTTTTCGGAAATCAAATCACTCGAAACACAAGCGGAACCGATAGTCAGCAATTGACAGATGGAACCATCAACGTCATGACGGCCACCGGGCCAGGAGTCATCAACCTGCTTCCGCAGACGAGCGTATTGAATCAAAACTTGCTGATCCAGAAAGTAGGGGCCGACGCAAATACCGTCACGGTCCTGGCAGCTGCGGGAGATTATCTCGATACGAGCGGCACGACTTCGATAACATTACACAACGACGGCGACAAAGCATACCTGAAATTCAGTGGTTAAAATATGGGCAAAATCGCGATAATCGGCACTGGCACTGGTGGCGGCGGCGGCGGCATCGTCACAGGAACCGCTCCGGGCAATGTAACGGCCATCACCGCCTCTGGTTTTGTTGATCCGATCAGCGGAGTAATTTCGCTGACGGT